TGGGGGGGGGCGCGACCAATCCGGGCCTCCAGGGTAGCACACCGGCCGTCGCTCGGTATAACTACCCGGCCCTCAGCGCGGCGGGGAGCGTCGCCACGGCGCGGCCTCGACCGTGGGGGCGCGGGTGAACGTCCCGCCCGCGCGCTCGACGTTCGCCATAGCGGAATACCGGAAGGCGTCGGCCGCGTGGCTGGCCCAGGTGTGGGCGGGGCGGTCGCGCCAGGTCTGGTGCCGCTCGTCGAACACCTTGGCGTAGGCGCGGAGGGCGGCGATCCCGTCCTTGCAGCGCTCGGCGTCGAACCAGCAGCGCGGGAGGAGGAGGCGGGAGGCTTCTATGCCGTCTTCGAGGCTGTGCTGGGGGATCACCTCGAATCTGATGCCGAGGGCGCGGGCGGTGTCGCGGCGGCTGGTGCCGGAGGAGAACTCCCGGACCTCGATGTCGTGGGGGGCGAAGTGCTTCCCGTAGACGTAGGGCCGGCGCTGGAGAGCGTGAACGTAATGAGGTAGCCCCTCTCCGCTACTCTCGTAATAGTCAACGTAGCGCCGTTCCCGCCCCACGACCTGGTAGAACCAGATGGCAGTGCTGTCGCCGACTCCCAGATCCCACGCGGTATGGACAGGTAGACCGGGCTCGGCGGGGACTCTGCCGATGCGTCCGTCGGCTCGGGCGTCGGCGAGGAGGCGGCCATAGTAGCTCCCTTCGTTGCCGGCCTCGAAGTCGCACATATATTCTTGCAGATAGACCTCCTCGCTCATCTCGGCGCGCTCGGCGGCGAGCTGCTCGGGGCTGAAGACGCCGGTCTGCTCGGCGGTGAGGAGGGTGCAGAACCACGCGGGATCGGCGCGGGCCAGCTCGTAGAGGTCCTGGGCGTGGTTGGCCCCGCGCGGGGTGAAGTTGAAGACGACCCACCCGCCATTCTCGATGACAATCGGGCGGAGGAACTGCCAGACGAGCGGGGATTGCAGGCTGTACTCGGAGAACACCAGGCCGACCGGGTTGGTGCCGACCAGGGTGTCGACGTTGTCGCTGCCGACGATCTGGATCGTGGAGCCGTTGACCAGGGTGAGCTTCATCTCGGTGTGGTTGCGCTGGGCCACGAGGGCGGGCGGGCAGTGGTCGATGGCGCGCTTGCCGTCCTGCACGGCGTCCCACAGGGCCTTTTTGCCCTGGGAATATTGGGGGAAGATGTAATAGTAGTTGCCAACACGGTCCACCGCTGCCATGACCATCAGGTTGAAGCAGACGGAATCTTTCCCGCTCCGCCGATGCCAAACCAGCACAAACCGCTTCGTGCCACGGTCAAACGCCCGGAGTACCGGCACCTGATAGACGCGCGGCTCCCAGTCATGCGGGATGCGGATCCGGGTCGGGCTGGCGACCATAGTCGACGCGCTCCACGGCTACCTGGAGCGGCCCGCCGCCGGGGCCGCTGATCTCGCTGGTCTGCTTGGGCGGCTTCCACTCGTCGCCGTGGCGATGGGTGAGGTAGAACTTGATCAGGTCGGTCGCGCCCTCGTGGATACGCAGCTCGAGCATGCGGACCACCTCGCGCTGCGCCTTGGCCTCGGCCTCCTCGATCGCCGCAGAAAACGCAGGCTTCTCCTCGCGCCAGACGCGGAGGGTCTCGTAGGCGATCCCATTGGCGAGGGCGGCGGTCTTGAAGGTATTGCCGCGCTCAACGTCCTTGCAGATGGCGGCGGCGCGGTCCTCGGTGTACTTGGTCGGGCGGGGCATGGGAGTCCTCCACGCTCACGCGGGGTAGACGCGCTCGTAGAGGTCGACGAGGTCGGCGGCGTGGCCGGGATCGGCGCGGGAGCCGGGCGGGGGCCAGCCGAAGAGTCGGTCGAGGAGGACCAGGAAGTCCCGCATGTCGAGCGGGACGCCGGACGGGGAGAAGCGGCGCAAGGCGACCTCCGGTGGTGTGGCCCAGGGGCGGGCGAGCCAGGCGGCCAGGGCGGGGGCGCGGCGGGGGTCGGGGAGCCCACCCCCGGCCGCCGTCGCGGCGTCCCCTGGTGGGGTAACTACCGGGAGGGGCGAGGCGGCGGCGGCGACGGCGGCGAGGAGGCGGCGGAGCTGGCCGCGGGCGGCGGCGTCGGGGGAGTCGGGGTGGTCGGCGAGGTCGAGGAGGCGGTCGAGGGAGACGAGGTAGACGGGGGCGTGGCCGGAGGCGCGGGAGCGGGCGTCGCGGGCGAGGCGGCGCATGTCGCGGTGGGAGACGCGCATGGCCTCGCGCTTGAGGGCGGCGAGCCAGGGGGGGAGGGCGCGGGTGGCGGGGTCGGCGTGGGCGAGGGTGCAGGGGAGGCAGAGGGAGCGTGAGCGCGTGCGGCGGCCGCAGAGGCAGCAAAATCCCGGTTCGCCGGCGGTGTCGGGGGAGTCGGCGAACCGGGCAAACCCCGGCGGGTTCGCGGCGGGATCCGGGCGGGCGGTCGCCATGGGCACACCTATTCGCCACGGCCCGGCCGACGTGGCCGGGTACGGACAGCGCCAAGTGTAGGGGCTGTGCGGGGGTTGTGCAAGGATGGACGCAAATACAGCTCCGTGTCCTCTAGGCCGGTGAAGTCGATCGCGCCCATGCTCCATCCTCCTCGTCGCCCCAGAGCGAGGCCAGCCCCGGACGCCAGACCGGGCGCACCGCGCCACCCTCCAGGATGAAGGTTTCCACCAGCCCCCCGAAAAACGCGCGCCGCGCCTCCTCGGGCAGGGTGGGCCACGCCTCGCGCGCCAGCATGAGCCCGCGCCCGATCTCCTCGCGCCTCATGGCCGACGCGGGCGTCCGGGCCGCCTCGCGCCTGAGCGCATCCCGCTCGCGATCGTACTCGGCCTCGGTCATGAGGCCGTCGCGGTAGAGCCGGGCCACGCGCCGGCGGCGCTCGTCCAGCGCGGCGGCGCGGTCGCCGTCCTCGGGCACGGCCGCCAGGGCGCGCGGGTCGGGCAGGGCGAACAGCCAGGCGGTCGCGGCGGCCTCGATCTCGTCGGCGTTGCGGCCCCAGCGGCGGCAGCCCTGCCGCCCCTGCGCGTCACGGCAGCGGGCGAAGCGCCGCTCCCCGCCAGCCTTGAGGGCGAGCGTCGAGTGGTAGGTGACGGAGCCGCCGCAGGCGCAGCGCATCAGGCCCGTGAGCATCCTGATCGTGTCGGCCTTGCGGGCGTAGGGCTTCCTGGGCCGCGACCGCGCCGCCTCGTGCAGGGACGCCCACGGCTCGCCCTGATCGCGGAGCCAGGCCCCGGCCGGCGACATGAGGACCCGCACGCTCGACCCGCCCCACGCGGCCGCGTGCCGGGGCGGGCGGATACCGCGGGCGTTCAGTTCGGCGGCGGCCCGGTCGGCCGAGAGCGACGCGGCCAGCTCCAGCGCGAGGCGCAGGTCGTCGGCGCGGTCGGGGTCGATCGTCAGGTGGCCGGCGACGCGCAGCGCCCCGTAGGGCGGGCGGCCGACGAACTGGCCCTGGCGGCGCTTCTCGGCGAGGCCCTTCCTGACTTCGCTGGAGAGGTTGTCGGAGTAGTACTGCGCGAAGGCGGCGAGCATGGTGAGGACGACCCGGCCGATCGGGGTCGAGAAGTCCATCTGCTCGCTGACGCTGGCGAACGCGACGCCGGCGCGCTCCAGGCGCTGGAGTTCGCGGAGGGTAGTGATGAGCGAGCGGGCGAAGCGGTCGAGCTTGTGGACGATGATGATGTCGTAGCGGCCGGCCTGGGCGGCGTCGAGGAGCGCGGCGAACGTGGGGCGGCGGGCCAGGTCGTCGGTCCAGGCGGAGACGGCCTCCTCCGCGTGCCAGTCCGGCTCGCCCCACCCGCGCGCCGCGCAGAAGGCGGCGATGGCGTGGCGCTGGGCATCCAGGGAGTAGCCGTCCAATTGCTCCTGGCTGCTGACTCGTAAGAACGCCGCCGGGCGGGTCACGCCCGACCCCTGCGCGGCTTCTTCCCGAATGTGCCCATGACCACCCCGACGAGCCGCACATGCTCCTCATCATAGGGGATCGGCTCGCCCTGCTCGGGTTGGAGGTAATAGCCGTCTTTGCGCCGCACGAACCACTTGACCAGCGCCGCCTCGTGGTCGATGTCCACCACGACCATATCGCCCGGATCGGGCATACCGTCCGGGTTGACCAGCACCAGATCGCCGGGGTTGAGGCGCGGCACCATGCACGTCCCCTGGACCGGGAGACAATACCACCCCGGCCCGATCGCCGTCCCCGGCGGCAGGTACATGAACTCCTGCACCGCCGGGACGCCCCGGCCCGCGCTCACCGGGTGATCCCGGACCGGCACCGAGATCGGCATCTCCCGCACCAGCGACCGCAGGTTGTCCACCGGGGAGCGCCGCTCGACCGCGCCGCCCGACGTGGCGCGATGGCCGGCGCGCACCAGCACGTCATCCTCGGGTATCTCAAGCGCTCGCGCGATCAGTCGCGCGCTCTGCGTCGTGGGCTGGACCTTGCCCCCGACCCACCGCGAGACGTTCTGCGGCGAGGCCCCCACCTCCCGCGCGAAATCGGCGGGTCGCCAATCCCGCTTGTCGATCTCGTTCCCCAGCCAGCGGCCGAACTCGGCCCATTTCCTCGCCATGCACGGATGATAACACGCGTGGGACGATTTTGTTGACATTGTCCCTCCGGCGTGATAGACTGTAACTCGGAGGTGACGACACAATGACGACGGGCTACCGCTGCACGATCCCCGAAGTCCTCGACGAGCGCGGCCAATCGGTGACGTGGTTCTGCCGCAAGGCCGGGATCAGCCGCGCGCTGTACTACCGCTGGCTGGACGGCAGCCGCCCGATCCTGGCCGAGCAGCGCCGGCGCGCGGCCGATGTCCTGGGGCTGCCCGAGTCGGTCCTTTTTGTGCCGATCGAATCACTCGCGAGTGATAGAATCGCACAGCCTAGTGAGAGGGTGGCCTAGTCATGGACGCCCGCACGAGCGACACCCTGCCGACGCTCTGCGCCGACGATCCGCGCATCCCCGCCCTGCGCGCCATCGACCGGGCGTGGGCGGAGGCGTGCGCGGTGCGGGACCGGATCGCGACGCAGGAAGGAGACGAGCAATGCCCAACCCCATCCAGGAGGCAAGCGCCCGTTACGAACGCCTCCGCGCACTCTGGTACAGCACCGAGGACGGCAGCGCGGAGGAGGCCCTCATCCACGACCTGATGCGCGAGGCGTTCGAGGACGAGATCGCCGCCAGGACCGCAGCCCGCCGCGCTCGGGTCGAGACGAGCGCCAGTACAAATGTACCGCACGACCCAGTACCCGCATAAAAACAGGAGAAACGAGGATGGGCACCAACCTAGACGCCGACCCCGACCCGCTCGTATCCGCGCTCCAGACCGCCGACGCGCACCTGATCGCCGCCCGCCTCGAACTGCGGCCCGTGCTGCTGATCTGCGAACAAAGACAGCGTATGCGGGAGCGGGCGCGGCTCGCCAAGGCCGCGAAGTCCCGCGCAAATGGCAGCAGCGCCGCCCCTCACGAGGACGACGCCGCCTGACC